CGGCGGAGGCTTGGATCTGGGCCTCATGCTTGCCGAACCCAGATATCACACCCGCGCCTTTGTCGAATGGGAGGACTGGCCCCGCAGCGTGCTCATCGCGGCCCAGCGCGCAGGATACTTCACCCCCGCGCCAATCTGGGACGATCTGCGCAGCTTCGATGCCCGGCCCTTCCGCGGGGTCTTTGACGCCGTCCTCGCCGGGTATCCGTGCCAACCCTTCAGCGCGGCCGGAAAGCGCGGCGGGGCCGAAGATCCCCGCCACCTCTGGCCCGATGTCTCCCGCGTCATCGCCGAATGCCGCCCCGCATGGGTGTTCCTCGAAAACGTCCCGGGCCACGTCACCCTCGGCCTGGAAACCGTCCTGCGAGAGCTTTTGGGATTGGGTTACACGCCTGCGGCGGGTCTGTTCAGCGCGGCAGAAGTCGGCGCGCCGCATCAGCGGCAACGCATCTTCATCCTGGCCCACACCAATGAGCCTGCATCCCGGCACCGACCGCTACAATCCGGCGGGGAACAGCGACTTCGCTGGCGCCGATCTTCGGTTCACGCGCAAGACGGTGACGCTGGCGCTAGGCATCACCAGCAGCTGGTCAACGCCGAAGGCCACCGATGGCGCGAAGGGTGGTCCGGGTCAGACCTACGGCTCGGGCGGAACACCCCCCCTGCCAGCGCAGGCGGCGCAATGGCAAACGCCGTTGGCGGACGACCAGGTTGATCGACTGCGCGGCAAGATCAACAGCCGGGGCGAGCCAAAGCTGTCGGCGCAGGCACTTCAATGGCCGACCCCGGCGGCGCAGAACTGGAAGGGCAGCAGCCCGGCCAGCGTCACCCGGGCCGATGGCAAATCCCGGATGGATATTCTGCACTACCGGGCGGAACAGGGCTTCACCCGCCCGGACCCGGCGATCACGCCGCATGGCTCACTGTCCTCACGGCACGCCCCGATCTCGCGCCCGCTCTGGGCTTCGATGATTGCCTCGCATGGGCGCGTCGCCTGTCGGCGGATCCTGAAGGGCCGCGCGCGGCGGCGGCTGAACCCGCTCTTCGTCGGGTGGCTGATGGGCTGGCCCATCGGGCACGCGCTCTGCGACTGCTCGGAAACGGAGTTCATCCTCTGGCAGCAGCGCATGCGTGGCGCACTCTCGCGATTGCCCATGGCCTCGGGCCCGTGGATCTGGCGACCGAGCAAGGGGCCGGATCGCCCAGCGCAGATGGACCTATTTGAAGGATTGCAGCCATGAGCATGCAGGGAAGGATTAGTCGCACGGGCAGCACGCGGGCCAAGCGCGCGCTGGGCGTGCAAGCGGCGCTGGAATGGGCATTTCGCGTTGAACAAGCGCAGCTGGAACTGCCCCCGCCAAAGGACGTGGTCGACGAAGGCTTCGGGTTCGGCCTCGAGTATGTCCTGATGCAGCGTGGAGCGCTGGGCTGTAAGGTGGACGGCGGCCAGCACAAGATGGGCAGCTACACCCACGCGGACGCCGAGGTGATCGCCGCCACTGTCGCGGGGATGCCCCACGCCTTGGGCGGCATCCGGATGGCAATCAGCCTGGCCGAAATGGCGCGCGCAGGGATTACGCCCAACTGGATGCCTGATGCTGCTCCGCGCTGTGTGCCAGTCGAGATGAAGCGCAATCAGCACGGCGCGCGTGCCACAACCATCGTCGTCGGGACTGAACGTATCCTGTACCGGGGCAAGTGGCGCACGGTCGAGATTCTGGTATGCCCGGTGACCTGGCAACCGCATCCGGAACAGATCGCATCGGCGCGGCGCGGTTATGAGGATTGGTGGCGGGCGCTGGACTGGGTCCGAGATGGGCTGATCGCGGGCGGGATGTTGCGAGAAATCGATGTGACCAGTTCGATGCCAAAGATTAAGCCGTGGGAGCCAAGGTGAATGCAGTCGGTTCGGGCGGTGAAAGGACCTTCGCTGCACCGGGCATGAACTGGCACAGTGCGGACGATTCTGCCGCTCGCCTTCCGAGGGGCAAAGAGTGCTTTCAACTTTTTGTGCTCATTCGTGTGAGCATCGGATGACGGTGACATCGCCGTCACAGAAGGCAGGAAAGGGACCGACACCTCCAAACCAATGCCATCGGTTCGCGGCCACATCATCGAAGCCTCGCCGGTCACTCAATAGGTCATTCGCCTGGGCGCCTTACATTCTCGAACTCAGGCTCGCCATCGGAATTCGGTGGCGTGGGTTCGCCTGGACGCAGGATGGTTGTGCAATCGAGCCGCAGTTCGGCTGGCATATTTGCACTTAGATCGCGGCACGAAGTTTCATCTGCCCCACCGGATAAAATATCCCAAAATTCCGCTGGCGAATAGCCACAGGCCGGAACTTCCGCTTCTGGCTCGCCTGAAAGCAGCTGCGACATCTCACGGGTATCTGCAAGAGTTAAGCAGGCATCACGCACTTCCATGAATGTGATACTGACAATCGCGGCCGCCCCGGCATATGGCACCGCCTCGATCGCCATCGAGGACGTGTTAGCAGCGATGGTTCTTGAAGTTCGTCGTGCAAGCCTGTCGTTGATCGCACTGACGCGCTCGCGGAGCGGTCCATCAAGCTCGTTTACTTGAATTTCGAGATTGGCAAGCCGACGACTAAGGCGAGCGCGTTCGGCGGTGAGTTCCGCGGTTTCTCCGGACAAATCCGTTAGCTCCCGCCGGGCGCGTCTAAGATTTTGATCGAGCTCCGCCTTCTCGTCCACAAGACGGGCAGCACGCAGATTCAACGTCTCATTGTCAGCTCTGAGTTCGACCACTTCGTTTCGTGCGCGCTGCGCCTCGGCATCTAGTCGCTGGGCATCGGCCTCGAAAACTTCAGTCTGCGCAGTCAGTCTGGCCACGGCTTCGCGGTTTCCGCGATGAGTCGTCGGGGTGCCGACATCTGCTACCACGCTGGCTATACTCCAGAGCCCTCTTTTTGCGGCGTCGTAAACTGCGTCAGCGGTTAGCAAAAGGATGTTGCTGCCGAGGATCAAAACCACGAAGATAAATAAGAATAAACCTCGCCTGAGCATCCGTAGAACGAAGCGTGCTATCCGTCGCATACCGTCTCAGTTCCCTTCGACGCAAATCTCATGAAACCGGCGTTCTAGCGCATGGTTCCCAGCAAGAGCCTCATTAACTTTAAGCAACTCGCGTGCGGTGCGTTCTTTTTCGTCTGCGGCGCACGGGTCGTCCGTAGCTTCGAGGAGGGTCGCCACAGTTTCCGGATTTGATGCGTAACGGGCAGCGAGACGCAGAGGTGTCTGGCCTTCATCGTTAGTCGCATTGGTATCGACACCCCCTTCAAGGAGAAAACGGATCACGCTACTCCGCCGGTCCCAGGCTACCGCTACATGCAGCGCATTGTTGTCATCGTTTGAAACCGCATTGAGGTCCGCGCCACCGGCCGCCAAGGCAGTTAGGACCCGTAGGTCCTCTGCATGACGGCTCGCGACCAGCAATGCAGGCCAATAATATTGGCCTTCACTTGCCTCGATTGGGCGGGCTATCGACGGATCAGCACCACCCGCCAATAGCGCCGAGACAACATTTGCGCTGTTGGCTCGCATTGCGGCTAAGTGGAGTGGCGTAATTCCGTAGTCCGAAGACAAGGGATTCCACCGATTTTCGATAGCATACCTTGCGTTTGGATCCGCACCCCAAGTCAAAAGCCAGCGGACGGTTTCGGCGTTTTCACCAGCCTCAGTAGCAATGTGCAATGCCGTGCGCCCATTATTGTCCAAACGGTCTCGTAAGTCCGGCCACCCTTCGCTCGCGGCCCGACGTATAGTATCAAGCACGACGCGGTTCTTTTCTGCTTCGACGGCTAAATGCAGAACTGTAGCGAGTTCGAAGTTTCGTTCATTCAGGAACCCCTCACCCTCTGGCCCTTCAAGGCAAGCCACCAGGGTTTCGCTGTTACTCTCTCTTATGAATTCAGCATCGACCACGCAGGCGGAAGCATTGGCTGAAAAAGCACAGTAAAAAAATAGGCCTAGGTAAGTCTGCCGCATCGCTGCACTTTCTCAAAAATCTATCGCAAATGAACAATCAGACATTCCTATGCAACATGCAAGGCATGCGGGCTTTTCAAAAGCGACGACCTTTTGGCCTTGTCGCGCGTTCGCTTGCAACCATCCCTTGATGTGGATGAAGTCGGCTTGCTGTGCATTTCAGTCATTGGACGGTGTCATAGCATCCGTCGCTAAGGGCTCTCAACCGCCGTTCGCGGCGCCGTCCACGAAGGTCCGCAATGAGCCGGTCATGTCGACAAGCACGATAAAAGTTTACAAGCTGAACATGACTTATTCCTAAGCACTGCATCCGGTCGGTCATCTTAGGGCAGCGCTCATTTTCAGATCTTCTCAGTGCTTGACGGCACATCTCCAAATACATGATATGGTCGGAACAGAAAGTGAACATGTGGAGAATCGTGGATGCCTGTTTATCCTATAGAAATGCCCGTCCTGGCTTCGGGGTATCAGGTTCCCATCCGTCTGCCGCGTGTCAGTGCAGGCTTTCCGTCACCTGCCGGGGATGACCTTGAGGACGAGATCGACCCAATCGCATGGGTTGTGCGTCACCCTGCATCTACTTTCTGGTGGCGGGTTGAGGGCGACTGCCTTTGGGATGTTGGAATTCGCGACGGGGACATCATCGCTGTTGACCGCGCTGGTAAGCGGCGCCTTGGCCGTGCTGTTCTTGCCGTTGTCGAGGGGGCTGTGACTGCAAAGATCCTGCGCAAGCGAAACGGAAAATACTTTCTTGCTCCAGCCAACAGCCGGGAGGCCTTTCCAGACATCGAACTCACTGAAGACAGTGAAATCTGGGGCGTCATTGCCGGTGTTGTGCGGCGGTATGATCTGGCGTGACAAGACCTATCGCGATCAGCGACAGCGCCAACTTCTACGTCAGTGCAGAACGGATCTTTGATCCCACCCTGAAAGGCGTGCCTGTGATCGTGTTGTCGAACAACGATGGCTGCGCTGTCGCGCGCAGCGACGAGGCAAAGGCGCTGGGCATCAAAATGGGCGAGCCGCTGCACCTGCTGCGTGACAAGATCGCAGCACATGGGGTTCGGGTGTTTTCTTCGAACTATACGCTTTATGGCGATATCAGCCGCCGCGTGGTCGAGGTCTATGAAGACTACACACCGAACCTCGAGATCTATTCGATCGATGAATGCTTTCTCGATTTCAGCGGGTTCAAGGACCGGGTGACCCATGCGAAGGCAATGCGCCGGGATGTGCTACGCCGCGTTGGCGTGCCCGTTCGGGTCGGGATTGCTGCCACCAAAACCCTCGCAAAGTGCGCCAATGACATTGCGAAGAAGAACCCAATATTTGCTGGCGTTCTGGATATGACCGACCCTGCGATGGCCGATTGGCTGCTCCCCCTCGTCCCGGTCGGCGACATATGGGGCATCGGACGACGAACAACAAGAAAGCTCGAAGGTCTCGGTATCAGCACAGCGGCCCAGTTGCGTGATTTGCCGCTGCGCCAGGCACGCGCGCTGGGCACAGTCGTTCTGGAACGCACAGTGCTTGAGCTTCAAGGCGAGCCTTGCATCGCCTTTGATGACGTAGAACCGCAGCGGAAGGGCATGGCCGTCACACGCTCAGCGGGAACGCCGATGACAGATTTCGACACCCTTTTCGAAGCGATCACTGCGCATGCGACGCGCGCGGCGGAAAAGCTCCGGCAACACGGGCTGGTCGCGGGCACCCTGACGGTGTTCTTTCACACCAACCGACACCGTCCCGATCGCCCCCAATATGCAGGATCGCGTTCAACACGCCTGACACCAATGTCCTGTGACACGTTTGAGATGGTCGCAGCTGCCAAGCGATGTGCAATCGCTGCTTGGCCAAAGATCGAACACAAAAGTTACGCCTTCACCAAGGCGGGCGTCATGCTGGATGATCTGTTACCTCTCGAGGATCGACCGAGGACGCTCTTCGATGCCCCGCAGCGGTCACCAAAGCTGATGACTGCGCTTGATGCTGTCAACAACCGGTTCGGTAAGAAGACGATGTTGCTCGCCAGTGAAGGCACGTCACGCTCCTGGCAGTTGCGCGCAAATCACCGCAGCCCCCGTTACACGACGCGCATCTCGGATCTGCCAGTAGTGAGGTGAGTGCACAGGTTCATGACGGATATGATACCGAGGGTACTGTCCTCGGCGTCAGGGCTGGCATACGACACTTGACAAGTTCCCATTTTGGTAACATATAGAAGGAAGTTCCCGACGAGGGAACTCAGTGAGGTAGTATGCGGATCCTGTCGAGACGAACCCTGGTTGAATACTGGAGCAAGCATGCGGCGGCGAAAGCACCGCTGCAGTTCTGGTACGCTGAGGTCGAGCGGGCTCAATGGGAACGGCCGCAAGATGTGAAGGACATGTTTGGCGCGTCGGTAGACTTCGTGGGAGACAGCAGGATCGTGTTCGACATCGGCGGCAACAAGTTCCGGCTGGTCGCCCGTGTTGTGTATGGCCCGTATTACCGCGTGATGATCAAGTTCGTGGGGACCCACGCAGAATATGACAAGATTGACGTAACCAAGGTTTAAGTAAATCAGGAAGAAACAAATGGAACTCCGTGCCATTCGAACCGATGAAGATCTGGATTGGGCGCTTGCGGAAATCGAGCAATACTTCGATGCACCGCCCGCACCCGGGACAGCAGAGGCCGATCGCTTTGATATTCTGACCGACCTTATCGAAGCCTATGAAAACCGCGAATACCCAATCGAAGCGCTAGATCCAATCGAGACGTTGAAGGTGTTCATGGACATCAAGAAGAAGAAGCAGAGCGATCTGGCGGAGCTGGTTGGCGGCAAACCCCGTGCGTCCGAAGTCATGAACCGCAAGCGCCCGCTGACTCTGCGGATGATCCAGAAGATCAACAGCAGCTGGAAAATTCCAGCGGCCTCTTTGATCGCACCATACCACCTCGAAGCCAACGGCGAGGGGGCCTGAGCCCCCCTCCCATGGTTCCTCCCGGGCCCGATCTGTATACGGCGGGGGCTTAGCGCGGCATATCGCTATGCGTGGCTTTTTTACCGAGGAATCCACCTGGCGAAGGAGGCGACTTCTTAAGTTTCTGATATTGAGTCAGATTTCCAGTGGTCTTCGTCGGACTGGATTCCAGGTGGCTTCCCCGCGGACACAAGGCTGGCCAGTTTAGGAAAGCCAACGGCGTGGGAAGTCAACGGAGGAAGCCTGTGTAGTCACAGACGCGATCCAATCGATCGGAACGCGTTGATTCAATGTGAAAAAACAGTTTGACAAAGCTGCCCCTCTTGACGTAGCAAAGAAAAATCGAAGAGTTGCGCCCAGAGGATACCCCTCGCGGGCGCTTTTTGTTTCCCGGCATCGTGTATCCAGATCCTATCGCCTGTTATGCTGACGCAGCGCATCGGTATGTCTGCCCTGCCCTCAAGCCGGACGATTGCGCCGGGCCACTCCGGCTGATCCATCAAGGTGACGACCACCTCACGGAAAAACCTGTGCGAATTTTTGCACCAAACCAAACACGAGGCCGCCCTCATGGCACCCAAAAAGAACGCCTGCATCATCGCCAATGTGGGCCGGATCGCCGCGCGCGTGCTCAATAACTTGCACGCGACCGAGACCGCCATGCGCGTCCAAGACGACTTACAGACGTCGCAGTCAGCAAAATGACCCAGTCACGCCGCATGTCACTGATCGAGGCGGTCACCAATGTCGCGGTGGGCTATGCCCTTGCTGTTGTCACGCAGATCATCGTGTTCCCGTGGTTCGGCTTGCACACGAGCCTTGGTGACAATCTGGCGCTGGGCGCCGTTTTTGTGGGGATATCCCTGCTGCGCAGCTACGCGCTGCGCAGGGTGTTCGCGCGCTTGAGGTAAAGGCCGGGGTCAGGCCACATCAAATTTATACACGGTGCCCCGCTGATCGACCTTTTCGGAAATGATTGGCAGTCCGAGCTTCTTCTTCAACCCGCCCGAGATCATGCCTCTGGCGGAATGTGCAGCCCAACCGGTCACCTCAACGATTTCACCGATCGATGCGCCCTGTGGCCGCTGAATGAGCGCGATGATCTCCGCCTGCTTGGTGCCAGCGCGGATGGCAACAGGCTTTGGCGTGGCACGATCACCCAATGTTGCAGTTGCATCCTTCGGCGCAGAGGCCAGCTCCAGTTTTGCCTTACGCAGATTGGTCATGGTGCTCGCCACCACCGGCTCAATCCCGATCAAGGCAAGCCCGACCTCTGTCGCAATCAACGTGGTGCCGTGGCCGTCGCCGGTCTCGCGCCAGAGCGGCTCGCCGCGCCGAAGGTTGGCCTCAACCTCTTCCAGCCAGCCGCGTGTGATCATCGCGGGCACCGCCTTTTGTGCGGCCGCCCCATGCAACCCCTTGGGCAGCGGCATGGCTAGATTTTCAGGACGCGTTGCGGCGCGGCTGAGGATGGTGGTCTGGGTATCGGTGAGTTTGGGCATCTGGGCCTCCTGTCGTAATAAGGATGTCGGGGTTTGGGTCAGTTGCTCTCGGCCATGCTTGCCGTGACAGCGAAGTGCTGCACCCAGCCGGTCAGATAGGGCAGCCCTGCGGGGATCCCGTCGCAGCGCTCGGTTTTGCGGCTGATGCGCCAGTCCTGCCAGCGGCGGATCGCGGATGTGATCGCAGTCTCGGTGTCGGTGCTGCACCCCATCATGTTGCCGACCACATCGTCGGCGAAGTGGCGTCCCATGCGGCTGTCGAGGAAATCGCGGATGCCGATCATCTCGTCCTCGCTGTCGGCACCGATGGCATCAGCGATCAGGCGTGACGCGCGCGTCCAGACATCCGCGCTGCAGTCGCGCAGGGGGCAGACGGTCAGGCTGCGGTAGAAGCCGTATTCCTCGTTGCGGCTTGGCAGAATGGGATGCGTGGTCATGATGGGGATCCTTGTCATGGTGGTTGGTGGGGCGCTGGGCCCCGCCCGTTCGGGTTCAAAGGGCGCTGGCGGCTTCCACCCACTGCCCGTCCCGCCAGATGTAAAGGTGGCAGAGCTGGCAAGTCGGGCGCGGCAGGATCAGCGGCTCGCGGGGCGGATCGAAGCAGTCCAGCGCATCCGCGCGGACCTGTCGGATTTCCTTCGCGGCGAGAATGTCCTCGGGCGTCCACGGCGCCAGCGCGGAAAGCATGTGCGAGGGGTAGCCGTCAAAGTGGCAATAAATGTGGGCCCATTGATCCGGGCCGATCTGGATGGCGATCTGCGCGCGCGTGCTCATGGCTGTCTCAGTGTTGCAGGGTTTTGTTGCAGGCTTGCGCGCGGGCTCAGATGAGCCCGTGCTGTTGCAGGAGGGGGACGACTTCGGCCAGCTCGATCGTCAGGCAGTCGATCCCGATCCGGCCTGCCATCTCAAAGACCTCAGCGTTCAGGCTGATGTCGTTGAAATGGCCCTGCAGCGCGGGCACAGTCATGGCCTGGATGAAGCGGCTGCGGTCGATAAAGATGCGTGTCGTGTCGGAAATGGTGGCGATGGCCATGTGCGTGTCCTTTCAGCATTGGGGTGTGGGCGTGTGGGGATTTAAGCGGCGCGCCGTCCGGCCTCAAAAGCCTCCTCGAGCGCTGCGCGGATGGACCAGACGGCGACATCGTGGAAGTCGAGGCGGTCGCGGTTGCGGGTTTCCAGCGTCTCGACGGTGTGGAAATGCTTCGCTGCGATCTCCAGCAGCAGGGCTTCGCTGGGGGCTTTGGCGAGGGCTTTGGTCTTCGTGGTCATGGCATCGTCTCCGGGGCTGAGGTGTATCGTTTTTCTGCACCCAGAGTCGCTCTATGCGGGAGTGTAATCAACTGAATAAGATCTTTATTCTCATTTAGTTACAATATGTTGAGGACATTCACAGCGCCATGGAAGGCATGTCTGAACGCGCCTATGCCGCCCATTCCGGCCTCGCGCGCGGCCCCGTGCAAAAGGCGCGCAAGAACGGGCGGCTGGTGCTGTTTGCCGACAAGTCGATCATCCCGATAGTGACCGATGCGAATGGTCAATATGCCCACGGTCAATTCGAGACAAAATGCACGGCAGCGCAAAAAGGTAACCCATGAATATCCTGATCCGCGACCTGGACCAGACCCGCGTGCATTTCGAAGCAGCACTCCAGCGGCTCGGTGAGCAGGCGGCAACCCGTGCCTTCAACCGCGCGCTCAACAGCGAGGGCAACAAGGTCCGCACCCAGGTGCGCCGCGCGCTGCGCAAGCAGACCGGTGCGAAAGCCGCACTGGTCAACCGAGAAACACGCACGATCCGCTCGAGTTTCTCAAACCTGACCTATACCATTGAGGCCCGCGGTGACTATCTGGGCCTGTCGCATTTCAGCCCGCGCCAGTTCGGCTACGGTGTGCGTGCCAAACCCTGGGGGCGCTGGCAGCGTTTCGATAGCGCCTTCCTCGTGGGCTCGCTTGCGGGCAACGCCTTCGTCCGCGAGGGCAAAGCCCGGCTTCCGATCAAGAAGATGTTCGGCCCGGCGATCCCGAAAGAGATGCTGCAGGACGCCACACGCGACGCGTTCGAGGCCGCGCAGCCCGACGTGCTGGCTGAGGCCACGCGACAAATCCAACGCCTGCTCGAAGATCAGGCCTGAGAGTGACGAGAGCCCACCCCAAGATGCGCCAAACCGCCCCATTACGCGCCACTGCTGGCGTTAGCAGCTCTCACAGCGCTCAGTCCCGCGCACCGGAGGCCCGTCGTGGCCTGCTGCCCCCCACCCCTTGGGTCCCTTCTGGGGCTTGATCTGGTGCGGGGCCGCCGCCTCGCGGAATATTCGCGTTTTTTATTTTTTGAAAAATCCATTTCGCTTCGTTTCAAAGGGGGTCGCACACAACGAAATCAGAGCCTTAAGTCTCGAATTGGCGAAATGCCCCCTGCTGATTTCGCCAATTGAACGCGCGACATCGTGCGTTTAAGCGGGGGTCTGACCGAATGATTTCAATGACTTACGCGTCGATTTAGCGAACAGGCGGCACTGCAATTTAGCCTGTTTTTGGCACAAAACACCCGACTAGAGGGGGCGATCACCCCTCAACACCACCCAGGATTGATTTAAGCGACCCGGCGGCATTTCGGCTCGCCGGACCAACTTTCGCACCCAAAGAGCAGGTCTCCAATGACAGCTGATGCAGAACAAAATCCCAGGGCCTGGCCCGCGGCGCAGGTCGAGATGTGGCAGGTCGCCGATCTTGCCCCGTACGCAAAAAACGCGCGCCAACACCCGGCCGAACAGATCGAGCAGATAGCGGCGTCCATGCAGCGGTTCGGGTTCACTATCCCGATGCTGGTAGCCGAGAATGGCACGATCATCGCAGGCCATGGCAGGTTGATGGCGGCGGCGCAGCTGGGGCTGGCGGAGGTCCCGGTGATGGTGGCCCGGGGCTGGACCGAGGAAGATCGTCGGCTCTATACGCTGGCCGACAACCGGCTGGCGGAAATCGCCAAGTGGGATCCCGAGATGCTCAGGCTGGAAATCGAGGACCTGCGCACCGACTTCGGCATTGAGGATTTTGGGCTGATCGGGTTTAGCGCGGATGACTTGGCAGAGATCCTCCCCGACGCGCTGCTTGATGCCACCGGCGGCCTGACCGATCCAGACGATGTGCCTGAGACCCCAGAGCAGCCGGTGACCAAGCCCGGCGATCTCTGGACGCTGGGCGGGCATCGCCTGCTCTGCGGCGACAGCACGGTGGCGACTGATGTCGAGCTGCTACTCGGCACGGTAAAGCCGCTCCTGATGTGTACCGATCCACCCTATGGCGTGGAGTATGATCCGAGCTGGCGGAACCAGGCGGGTGCGGCCAAGACAAAACGCACCGGCAAGGTGCTGAATGACGACCGCGCGGATTGGCGCGAGGCCTGGGCGCTCTTTCCCGGCGATGTGGCCTATGTCTGGCATGGCGCGCTGCATGCAACGACGGTGGCCGAAAGCCTCGAGGCCTGCGGGTTTGCGATCCGGTCGCAGATCATTTGGGCTAAGGAACGACTTGTTCTGAGCCGTGGTGATTATCACTGGCAGCACGAGCCTGCGTGGTACGCGGTCCGCAAATCCGGCAAGGGTCATTGGGCCGGGGATCGCAAGCAGACAACGCTGTGGCACATCCCGAGCAAAGATCAGGATGCCAGCACCATACACGGCACCCAAAAGCCGGTCGCCTGTATGCGCCGGCCCATCGAGAACAACTCAAGCCCCGGTCAGGCCGTCTATGAGCCCTTCATGGGATCGGGCACCACGCTGATCGCCGCAGAGATGACCGGGCGGGTCTGCTACGGGATTGAATTGAACCCGGCCTATGTCGATGTGGCCGTCAAACGCTGGCAGGATTTCACTGGAGAGGTTGCAGTGTTGCACGGCAGCGGGGACACGTTCAACGATTTGTATAGGGCAAAAGAAAATGGCCAGCACAAGGCTGGCCAAGTTACAGGATAGGGGCGTGGGGTTCATATCAATGAAGTCCAATACCCGAGCAGTCCAATTGGATCAGGTCAAAACAATCGGCAACCGGACTAAACACCAACCAAAACTCGCTGGCAAAAGGGCGGGCATCAAGATTTACGATGCGTGTTCAAAAAGACACGGCACCGAAGAGCGCAGCCCATGACACCAAAGCCCCCGTATGCCTCCCTCCTGGAAAACGGGCCGCAGGAGCCGACTGTAGAGGTTCTGGCCCGTTGCGAACAGGCGCTGCGCGAGGGTGGCTTATGGGAGAGTGAGATCAAAACCTTTCTCGCAGAGGCCACAGCAGGTGACGACACTCACCTGTTTCAGACGGCCATGCGGTGGTTTGACGTTCTCTGAACCAACACCTGCGCCAACATATCAGCAATGTCATGGAGAAATGGCAACGCCGCAGCGTCTCCGCCCAGACCAAAGCCAGCCATGGCATCCAGGAAGGCCCTCCCCGGCTTGATGGCTGGGTTGCCCGCTTCGCCATTTTGGCCGAGACCGACGACTAAGCCTGACCAATCTCGCTCCACAGGCTGCAGTCCTACCATCAGAGTTGCTGCTTTTTGTGATCACGTTTCTTGCCGGAGAGTATGACCCATGTCCACATCCCGCGCACGCGGCCAGACCATCACCGTCTCCCAAGCGGCTGCCTTGCTTGGGCGATCCGACCGCTGGGTACAGGGGTTGGTCAAGGCGGGGTATATCGAGCGCGCCACGCGCGGGGAGTACACGCTGGTGGCGGTTATCCGCGGGGCGCTGGCCTATTACGAAGACCAGATCAGCAAAAACAACAAGGCTGCGGCGGCGACGCGCGCCTCAGAAGCCCGTACCCGGGAGATTGAGCTGCGCATCCGCGAACGCAGCCGCGAGTTGATTGCCATGGAGGATGCCCGCGCAGTTGTTGGAGAGATGGCGGCTCTTGTTCGCGCTGAACTGGCCGGGCTGGCGGCCCGGTATACACGAGACATAGAGGCGCGGCGGGTGCTCGAAGAGGTGATTGATGGTTCCCTCCAGCGCATTGCAGGCGGCGCGGAAAAAGCAGGCGCAGCTCTGGGCGCTGATCGCAGCGATCTGGAGACCGAGCGAGAAGCGTGACCCGGCGGCCTGGGCGGCTGCCCACCGCATCTATCCCGAAACCGCCGGTATTCCCGGTCCCCGCGATCCAAAGCTCACACCTTACATGATCCCGTGGTCGGCGGCGGTGCATCGCGGCGGCTATCGCCGGGTGGTCGCGGTGACCTCGGCGCAGTCGGGCAAGACCGACAGCATGCTCGACATCATCGGCGCGCGGTTGGACCAGCGCCCGGCACCGATCCTGTATGTGGGGCCCACGAAGGAGTTCCTGACGGATCAGTTTGAGCCGAGGCTGATGGCGCTTCTGGATGAGGCCGACACGCTTGCGAATAAGGTGGTGCGCGGTCGGCGGATGAAGAAGACACTGAAGCATGTGGCAGGCGTCCGGGTGCGGCTTGCGCATGCAGGGTCCTCGACAGCGCTGAAATCCGATCCTGCCGCGCTCGCGCTGATCGACGAATACGACGAGATGATGGCCAACGTGAAAGGCCAAGGCGATGTTCTGGGTCTGGTGGAAGCGCGCGGGGAAACTTACGCGGATTTTGTCACGGCCATCACCAGCACACCGGCGCGAGGTCTTGTGGAAATCGAACCAGATGAGGGCAGCGGTCTGGAGTTCTGGGCACGCTCCAACCCGGATGATGTTGAGAGCCCGATCTGGAAACTGTGGCAGGAGGGCACACGGCACCATTGGGCCTGGCCGTGCAAACAGTGCTCGGAGTTCTTCATCCCGCGGTTCAAGCAGCTGCGCTGGCCCGAGCGCGCGACACCAGCGCAGGCAAAACGCGCCGCTGTATTGATCTGCCCCCGCTGCGACGGAGAACACGATGAGGACGACAAGGTCTGGATGAACGCCCGCGGCGCGATGGTGGCACCCGGGCAAACGGTAACGCTGAAGGACGATGCGTCGCATGTCACCGGCGCGCCTGCGGACAGTGCGACGCTATCGATGTGGACCTCGGGCCTGTGCTCGCCCTTCGTCACCTGGGGCCAGCGGGCCGAGACGTACCTGACGGCGCTGCAATCGGGCGACCACGGCCGGATCCAGACCGCGATGAACGCGGGCTTTGGCGAATGCTACGCCATGACCGCTTCGGGCGATGTGCCGGACTGGCAGGAAATCATGGAGCGGCGCCAGCCGTATCGGCCGGGGGACGTGCCAGCCGGGGGCTTGCGCCTTGTAATGGGCGTCGACGTGCAGAAGTTCAGCCTGGTCTATGTGATCCGGGCGTTTGGCGCGCGCGGGACGTCCTGGCTGGTGGAGTTTGGTCAGCTTTACGGACCCACGGAGGATGACGATGTCTGGTCGGCGCTGGCGGACCTGATGCTGGTGCCGGTGGGCGGCATGCAGATCGAGAAGGTGTTTGTGGATTCAGGGTTCCGGCCCGACAAGCCGGAACTGGGCAACGAGCACAAAGTCTATGAGTTCTGTCGACGCTACAGCTGGCTGTGCTCGCCCACCAAGGGCCGGGATCAGCAAAACCCGCCCTACAGAGTGTCGAAAATCGAGGTAAAGCCGGACGGCAAACGCGCGCTCTATTCGATCGATCTGGTGACGCTGTCGACGGATTTCTTCAAATCGCTGGTGATGTCGCGCATCCGCACGCCCGCCGATCAGCCGGGAGCGTTTCATGTCCATGAGGCGGTGTCGGAGGATTATTGCAAGCAGCTGACCTCGGAGGCGCGGATTGTCGTGCAGGGCAAGCCGGTCTGGGTCAAACGCTCGCGCAACAACCACTTTCTCGACTGCGAGGCGCTCTGTGCCGCCATAGGCTACACGCTGAACGTTCAGCGGATCCCGGAAGGGGTAGAGCGCAAGCTGTCCATTGAGGCGGCGGTGCCAGATGGCCATGACCCGTCAATGGTGGCCGCACCGGAGCCTGATCGATCAGGTCTGGCAGCATCTCATGCATCACCGGGTCCTGACAGCACCGCCAAACTGCGCGGGCGGTTTGCACGCCAGGGCAGCCGATTGAACAGGTAACGCATATGTCGATGATCGGAAGGCTGAAACACCTGCTGGCCGAGGCGCTGCCTCCGACAGTGGGGCCTGAGGGGATGACCCTCCCCAAACCCTCGGGCAAATACATGCGCGGTGGGCGCGGTGTCACCTTCGCGGGCTGGAAACCGGCGCTGCGGGAAAGCCAGGATGATATTGGCGAGGCCTGGGACGATGCGGCCGCGCGGGTGGGTGACCTCTTGCACAACAGCGGCTGGCTGGCCGGGGCCATGGAGCAATGCGTCGCCAACACCGTGGGCACGGGGCTGCAGCTGAAGGCGCTGCCAGAGAACGAGACTTTTGGCATGACGCCAGCCGAGGCCTCGGACTGGGCGAAGACGGTGGAGCGCCGGTTCGAGCTCTGGGCGCGCAGCGCGCAGGAATGCGACATTCAGGGCTTGCGCACTTTTGGCCAGATGCAGGCGGCGGCGTTTCGATCCTGGCTGGTCACCGGTGAAATCCTCGCGGAACTGCCCTGGCGCAAACGGGCCTGGAACCGCTACGGCACCAAGGTGCGACTGCTGCCGCCGCAGCGGCTGTCGCGCAAGACGGAAAGCATGAAGCGGCTGATCAACGGTGTCTATACGGACGCCGATGGCATGCCCGTGGGCTACCGCGCGATCCGCAAGGACCTGTTCCGGCATGACGTGGAATACGATGTGCGCGCCCGCGACCGGGCAGGTCGACCACGGGTGATCCACATCTTCGAGGGCGCGCCTGGCACACACCGGGGCATCTCGCCTCTGGTTCCGGCACTGCAGGTGGCGCGGCAGTTTGACCAGTTGGCGGATGCCACGCTGATGGCGGCCATCGTGCAGACGCTGTTTGCGGTGACGATCACCTCCGACGAGCCGACGGAACAGGTGTTGCAGGGGCTGCTGACGCCACAAGAACAGGCGCAGATGCTGGCGCAAGGCATATCGCCGATGGAGGCCTATATCGAGATGGTCGCAGGATATTACGACGGCAGCACGCTGGATGTGGGGATCAATGGCCGCCTGGCGCATCTGTTTCCGGGTCAGGAGCTTAAGTTTCACACCAGCAACCACCCGTCTTCGGATTATGCCGCCTTCGCCATGCATCTGCTGCGCGAACTCGCGCGCTGTCTCGGGCTGACCTATGAAAGTGCGACGGGCGACAATGTGGGGGCGACCTATTCCTCGCTGCAGGCGGCCACGACAGAGATCTTTGCCATCACGAAAGCCCGGCGTCGCAACATCATGGCGCCGTTCTGCCAGCCGATCTTTGAGGCCTGGCTCGAGGAAGAGATCGAGGCGGGAGCCCTGCCGTTCCCGGGCGGGATTGCCGGGTTCATGGCCAATCGCACCGCTGCATGCCGCGCGGAATGGCGGGGTGATCCGCGCCCGCAGGCCGATGATCTGAAAAAAGCCAAGGCGCATGAGGTCTGGAAGCGCCTTGGTGTGATGTCGGACGCGATGATCTGCACCGATCTCGGGGCCGATGTGGACGATGTTTACCAGCAACTGGCGCAGGAACAGGCGCTGCGGGCCGAATACGGCCTGCCGGAGCCGCAGATGATGGGCGCGCAGGGCGGTGGACCGAGTGCCGCTGTCGCAGATGAACAGGACGAAACTAGTGGTGAGGCGGAGACATGACCATCAGCATTGACGATGCCGATCCCTGCGCGGCGGCCGCCAGCCTGCGGCAGGTCTATGTCCGGCTTGTCGCAGGTGAAGGGGCCATGGAGGTGCGCTTCCGGGCGGGATCGAACGGGGTGGAACGCTCGGTGACCTATCACCGGGCGCATCCAGACCGGCTCTTGGCCGTCCTTCGCGGCTTTGAAGAGCAATGTGCCCAGCAACAGGGCCGTGGCCCGCGGCGGTTTGCGCTTGGAACAGGAGGGGTGCGATGACGGAACCGCCCGATGTTGAACACTCTGCGGTGGCGCAGGCGGGGCCGACGCTGGCACAAATTGCGGGCCGCGTGTTGAACCGGCCGCTGCTGCTGCACCCGGACAAGGCCGATCTGATCCTGCATGTGCTGCAGGGCCGGATTG